GATGACGATGTAGGGTTTGACGAATCCAGCGAAGTGCTGTCTTTTAGTCATTTTGACCAAGGAGGCGACGCCGAAATATCACTGATTTTTGATCAAGAAATCATTTTAGATCAAACAGTTAAAGTTCGTACCGGTGATACATATACGCAGAGTACCTTGCAATATAGAACTCAACCGGGAGAAGCTGTGCCCAGATATTTTGTGGCAGATTTTGCCACTGGACTAGAGCGTACCGCAGAAACTACATTTGATGGCGGTACCTGTATCATGCGCGAGGGCTATGTTGCTGGCAATAGCTTTGCTGGTGGAACTACCTTTAGTAACAATCAAGATATTTGGATCATTCAGGAAACACTTGATAAATATATTAAATTCCCACAGATCGGAGTATTTGTATAAATGACAAGCCAAGTTAACCCAAATAATATTGACGGTACATATCCTGTAGCCGGTCAAGACAATGATAGTCAAGGTTTTAGAGACAATTTCACTAATATTCGTAATAATTTTACTTTTACTAAAGCAGAAATTGAAGATCTACAAAATAAAGCGGTATTAAAAAGCGCCTTGCTGAATACTGTATTAAGTAACGATTTTGCAGGCAATGCTATAGTAAATCCAGCACTTACCGGCTGGCGAGAAACATATAATAATATTGGTAGCGTAAGCGGTAGCGTTACAATCAATTTTATAAATGGTAACTTCCAAAAGATAACAATGTCAGGTGCCACAATCCTGAACTTTAGTTTTCCAATCAATACCAGCAATCAATATGCCAGTATCAAGCTATGGGTGAGTAATCCGAGCGCAGCTTATACATTAACATTTCCTAATTCACTGACGCTGGGCGATCCCGACACAGTGGCAGGATTCAGCGGTAATACTATAACATTCAGTTCTGCTGATATTTCCAACACCACTGATTATTATTTTGAAATCTTTACAGTAGATGGTGGCACCACTTTAGGTATCCGAGATCTTATAAGAAATCGAGATTTTGACGGTAACAGTATCAGTATCAGTGGAAATCTAAGTTTAACCAACGTTACCGCTAGCGGTAATGTAGTTACTACTAACGGCGTTTTCTGGGCAGGTAACGGACTACCGTTTTCTTCCGCTGGTGGGTCAGGTGCATTTAGTACAGTAACAGCATCATCTACTATCATTGGATCTGGTAATATTGTTGCCAATGCAACTACAACAAGCACTTCAGATACAACCGGAGCATTGGTTGTTAGAGGCGGAGTTGGTGTGGCAGGAAATGTATTTGTAAATGGTAATCTGATTATCAATAACGGCATTATCAATCCCAATTATTTTATTGCAAATGTAGTAACAGATCAAAATCTTCGCGCAAATGTAAATTTTAATAGATTTATTGCCAATGCAAGTCCAACTGGCACAGTAGCCAATTTGTTTATTACATTACCTGATTCAGTAGAAGATGGTAGAGAACTTGATATTGTATCATTGACCCCAATCACCGGCTGCTTTATATCAAATATGACTCCAGGTGTAACTTCAGTTTATGGATTGGCTAACAATTGGTCAGCATCAGCAAGTTTAACCAATTCAGTATCAGTTAAACTGATATATAGCGCATCAGTTGCACGTTGGTTTAAAGTTTAAAAAATTTATAAAATCGTTGACTCCTAGCTTTGCATAGTTTATAATATGCAAACTAGGAGTTTTTTATGACTGTAGATTTAAATCGTTATTCTCAATTTGTAAACGCAGTAACCAGCATGCCGTCAAAAGATCTAACTACATTTATGAATAGATTAGATGAACTGGATGGTAACTTTGACAGCGCAACCAATGCACATGGACCAGACATCAATGTTCCATTATTGCTAACGGCAGCATTGGGACTTGCAGCCGAAACAGGTGAGTTCTGCGAAATACCTAAAAAGATGTACTTCCAAGGAAAACCTTTGTCGGTAGAAAATATTTTCCATATGAAGCGTGAACTTGGGGACATCATGTGGTATTGGATCAATGCTTGCCGTGCTCTGGGGCTAGATCCCAATGACGTCATTGAAGAAAACGTAAATAAGTTAAAAAGCCGCTATCCAGGTGGCGAATTTGATGTACATCACTCCGAAAATAGGAGAGAAGGAGATTTGTAATGCACCCATTGGTTTCAGATTTATCAGGATTGTCAACTGAAGAATTGCACAAAAAATACAACGAGCTAATGCAAAAGTACAATCAAGCTCATCGATTTGGTCCAGCCAGCATACTACCACAAATGAAAATGATACTAGAAAATTTTCGTTATGAAATGGATGCCCGTAATAGAAAAATTATGGCAGAAATGGAAGAAAAGAGCGACAAGTTTAAAGGTATAATTGATATCAAATGAAGTACGATAAGTTTGGTCAAGCATATACGATCACCAATCAACTTTGCGAAATATTATATCAACAGCCCGACGTTGACATTGGTAAATTTTTTGTAGAAGATTGGGATCAGTACAACAGCGCAGTTCGTAGCACTTATGCCGATCTTCCATTAGTTGGAGAATATCACCCTTGTCCGCCTGATTACAATGTTGATGTGTTTCATCAAACTCAACAAAGTTTGTGGCACATGCCCGAAGAATATTTGAGTTTAGATATTGCACAGTGGGTATTGGATCAATGCAAAACACAAGAAGAATTACAACGTGTGGGCCAAGAACTACTGTTGTACCAAGAAAGAAATTTATTTGACTTACTACGACAATTAAAATACGTAGTGGATACATGGCGTACCAATAATATTGTTTGGGGTGTAGGCCGTGGATCAAGCGTGGCGAGTTATGTGCTATACTTGATCGGAGTTCATCGAATTAACAGTATGTATTATGATTTAGACATTGAAGAATTTCTACGATAAATACCTGCACAAGGAGATCTATAAATGAGCAAAAGAGTTTACGCAACTGCAAATGGTAAAAGAATTAATATCGACGCCATTGTTGCACAAAATGAAGAATCAATTGCAGTAGGCAATATGAGGGTAAATGCCCGAGGTGATGAATTAGGTCCAGGTGGCAGAATTGAAAGAACCAGAGACAAGATCATGGCCGATTACTACAAATTAAATACTCCGGTGGCCACAGATCGTGTGCCTGTTCCTAGAGAAGCGCCAAAGAAAGATTTAGTCGACGACTGGGTCGAGCCTGCTGTGGTCAAGGAAGAAATAGAAAACAACACCGACGACTCAATAGCTGTTAAACCATTGCGCGGCAGCCTAGCTAACTCAGTGGCAAAAACTCAACTACCAAAAGAAGAAGAGCCTAAAAAAACAGGCCCATTAAGAATATAAGAGAGGTATAAATGGCAGTTACTAATCCGTTTGATCAAAAACGTGGATATCAATTTGGTATAGAAATAGAAGGCGAAATTAAACCATTGCGTGACAGTGTGATTGTCACTGACATGGACTTCAATGATCGCAAGTTGGCTAGTGGAATACTATTACTTGGCGATGATGGAAAGACGGATGGTATCCGTCCACGCTGGGCACGAGTATATGCTATAGGACCCGAACAGCAAGATGTCAGTGTAGGGCAATGGGTGCTCGTCGAGCACGGCCGATGGAGTCGAGGTCTCAAGATCGTTCAGGACGGAGAGGAAATTGTCATTCGTCGTGCAGATCCTCAAGCAATTATTTTCGCATCACAAGATAAACCAGATAACATAGATACACTTTCAACCGCAGTACACGCAGAACGCAAATCAAGAGAACAATACGAATGATAACAACATTACCTTTTAGAACAGGTCACCAGCTTGACCTGAGTGAATACGGCTGGCCCGAACAAAGTTGTTACTGGTTTGAAATGGATCACAAATTTGAACGAGTGCCCGACTTTAAAACTATTTTTGACTATTACATTGTAAAAAATCACTGGAGCCAATGGATCAAGCCCGGAATGACTTGCATTGACATTGGTGGTCATTCGGGTGATACTGCTATTCCAATGATGACTCAATGTCGTTCGACTGTGTTGACTGTGGAGCCTAATCCTGTTATACTACCTTACTTAAAATTTAACTGTGGTGTTAACACTCACTTGGGTCGTTTTGTTATCGCAAGTGAAGCAGTTACTAATAAAAATGCCGATGGACTTACATTCAAGGATCATCAAAATGCGATGTGTAACGGTGGACTAGTTGGTGAAACTTGGGATGCCGAAACCGTTACCAGAATGCAGGGTATAAGCGGAGAGAGTATTACGGTAAGCGGTATGACATTAGAAACAATGTTAGACAAGTATCTAACTCCCGAGGAAATCGCAAAGATTGGATTTATTAAAACTGATACCGAAGGACATGATATAGAAATCATTCGCAATATTAAAGATATTCTAGTAAAATATAAACCTGTGCTATTTACTGAGTGGTTTGCCCAATATAGTGCAGCAGACACAGCAGAACTATTTCGAGTAATTAACGAAGCAGGATATGTAGCATTCAACCCTGAAACAATGGAACTAGCAGACCCTAGTCGTCGCAGTGAGGACTTAGTTTGCTTACATCAAGATAATCTATGAAACAACTTTGGACTGAAAAATATCGCCCATCAACAATAGACGGGTATGTGTTTACTGATCCCGCACAACGGGAACAAATTGAATACTTTGTTAAAGAAAAAAGTGTTCCACATTTGTTACTAACTGGCCCGGCTGGTACAGGTAAAACTACTTTGGCTAAAATACTTGTTAACGAGTTAGATATTGACTCATATGATTTTCTGCAAGTTAATGCAAGTCGTGACAACGGAGTTGACTTCCTTAAAACCAAGATCGAAGGCTTTGTTAGCACATTACCGTTTGGTGATCTTAAAATTGTTTTATTAGACGAAGCTGACTATTTGAGCCACAATGCTCAGGCTATTCTACGTGGCTTAATGGAAACGTATCAAAGTCAAGCAAGATTTATTTTAACAGCCAATCTAGCACATAAAATTATAAATCCTCTTAAGAGTCGTTGTACTCAAGTTGTTATTGATAAAACAGATCAAACAGAGTTTACTGCCAGGTCTGCTACTGTATTGGTAACTGAGGGAGTGGAGTTTGATCTTGACACTTTGGACAGTTATGTCAAGGCAACATATCCTGACTTGCGTAGCTGTTTAAAACTTCTACAGAGTAACAGTGTAAGCGGTACATTAACTATTTCCAAGAATGGCGGAGATGCTAGTACTACTGATTATAAATTAGCAGCAATAGAATTATTTAAAAAAGGTGATGTTCGCGGTGCTCGTACACTACTATGTACCCATGCCACTGCCGACGATATGGAAGAAATCTTTACCTGGATGCATAGAAATTTAGATCTTTGGTCCAGTACTCTTGAAGGTCAAGACGAAGCCATTAAAATTATACGCAAAGGTGCAGCGACCCATTCATTGGTTGCAGACTTTGAAATCAATCTTTCAGCAACATTAGTAGAACTTAGTCAAATATCATGAGAAAACGATCAATTTATCTATTAGCAAATTATGTAACACGCCCTAAGGATCCAAAAAAAACACACATACCCGGATACATGAAGGATCCCGCCAATCATCAATACGACGAGCAAGTTTCTATTGTAACTGGATTAAGACCAAAAGATCATAACTGTAAAGTTATCCTTAATTTGTCAGAGAAAAAAGTCGAACGCAATGGATTTAATAGCGGCAAATCATTTGACGAACTGTTCAAGTATTTTTTCAAAGGATATCACAAGTATGTTACAGAAGTGATGGCTAAATTAGATCCAGAATATTTTAATCAAATGCTCAACGAATTGCAAGCAGAAATTGACGACGAAAAGCATGAAGAAGTTCCGGCACTGTGAAACAGGTGATCGCGGCTGGTTCATTGGAGACTTTGAGCAAGCCGTGGTGCGAACCAAAGACTTCGAAGTATGCTGGCAAGGCAATCCTGCAGGCGCCAAAGATACTCCGCATTTGCACAAAATAATCACCGAAGTGCAGTTAGTTACAAAAGGTCGTGTAATAATAAACGGAGTGGAGTTCGGCCCCGGAGACATATATGTGAGTGAACCTGGTGAAGAATATCGTGCTGAATACATTGAAGATACCCAAGTGGTAGCAATCAAGTTTCCTAGTGTACCCGGCGATAAATACTACATATGAACAATATTTTCAAGGCAATGAAAGTGAAGAAGAAACGGGCAGTAAATCCTGATGCTCCTCCCCGCCCCAATCTCATGACTCATGATGTAAAAATTAGAGATCAACAAAACATAATGTCGCTGATGCAATCAGAAATCTATCAGCTAAAAGATACTGTAAGAAGTTTACAAAACAAGCTCAATAATCAAACTGCCTATTTACAAGCAGTTCATTCAAAACTTAAAAATCGATGACAACACTTTATTTGGACATGGACGGAGTCGTAGCCGACTTCGACGAGTATGCCGCACGTACTTTAGGCGTTCCGCCAAGTGCAGGAATTTATCCTGACGAAGTTTGGTACAAATTAGCCAACAATCAAAGACTATATAGAGACTTGATTAAAACTCCGTATGCCGATCAATTGGTAGACGAGTGTATAGATCTTGCAGCAACAAAAGAGTACGACTTGTTGTTTTTAACAGCGGTACCCAAAGGTAACGATGTCAAGTGGGCATTTTATGATAAAGTCCTATGGGCACAGAATTATTTCCCAGGTATTCCGGTTCATTTTGGGCCTTTCAGTAAAAACAAATGGCAACATTGTCAGCCCGGTGACATCTTAATTGACGATAGACTCAGCAATATTGAAGAATGGAAAGTAGCGGGTGGCATCGCAATACATCATACCAATATTGAAGCCACCCTGTACCAATTGTCTCGACTGTATTAATCCTCCCCGTACAATTTAAGAACTTCTGCCACAGCCGGATGTCTACGAACATCCTTGACGGCAAATTCCACACCAGCAATGTATTGGCTGTTTTCAAAGTCGGCCATGAGCCGCTGAAAGTCTAGCAATCCGTTGTCCTTGGCCTTACGGTCGGCCTGCTGTGTGTCACCTGTTACAACCATCTTGGAGTTTTCGCCTAGGCGAGTAAGCAGCATCTTCATCTGACTTGGTGTCGCGTTTTGCATTTCGTCTGCAATAATCCACGAGTTTTTAAATGTCCGCCCTCGCATGTATGCTAGTGGAGCTATCTCAATATATTTTTCTTCTAGCAAACGTGCTACTTCCTGTGGTTTGTAATACTCTTCTATGATATCAAAGATGGGTCTAGTCCATGGTTCCATCTTTTGATTTAATGTGCCTGGTAAAAAGCCATGTTGTTCGTCGTCAACACCTACTGCAGGCCGTGTAATAACAATCTTGGAGCATTCGCCGGCTCTAAATGCTTTTAATGCGGCCAACACAGCCAGCATAGTTTTACCTGTACCAGCCGGGCCGGTAGCAAAAACTATTAAGCGTTGTGGGTTTTCTAATAGATCTATGTATGCTTCTTGGTTACGACTCTTAGGGATTAATGCAATATTTTTTCGTTGTTTTTGATAGGAATCAATATTTACTACAGATAATTGTGCTGCTTCGCTTCTACGGCGTTTGCTCAAGACTGCCTCCTTTAAAAGTGGTGGATTTGTCATTGCCCGAGCTCCTCTAATGGGCTTGGCATCTTCTTTATCAAGTCCACGTAGATATTTAAGGTATTAGATTTTTGTCTTAAACTGTGTGTTTATCTTTTAAAGATCAGGCTAAGTATTAGACCGTGTCCACTCACAATAAAGTCTATTGTTGAGATCTTGTTTGATCTCAACTACTGTAAACCCAAACTCATCAGCATACTTGGTCAACAACTGAGGACTCCAAGGAAAGAAATCTATTGTTTGACACTCTTTGTTTCCATGATCCCGACGTCCAGGGTTAACACGCCAGTAAATTCTAGCGGTGGGATTAAGTAAATTAACTACACACTTAATCTGATTTTTAATTGTTTCTTCGTCGCCAAAGTTTATGCTGCCCAAACAGAGTGCAACATCAAATCGCTGATCTGTTTCGAAGTCTTCTATTGTGGTTTGATGGTCTGCTTGCCCGAATGCAGGATCTATTCCCACCAAATTAGCAATCATTGGTTTAAAAAGATTTATACCGCAGCCTACATCTAGTACCCATTCATCTGACCTAATTTTTTTAGCAAGACTCAGTCCAGAATATTGGTAAAGATTAAGATGCCCGCGCCAGTGTTGGCTGAAATAATCATTGAGTAGTTGTTGATTCATATAATTACTTATTATGCTACCCAAGAGAATATTTTTACTGTCGTTCCTGGATTCCAGAAGAGATCGAGCAATTATTCGCTAAATAAGATATACTGGAATGATTGTATGGCAAAAAATATAAACGACGTATTAGAAAATATCAAATCTATTTCTTTAACTGACAGTGCTATTAATACTCTGTTAAATTTTGAGCGAGTAATAGATGAATTGGATATCTACACCTTTGCTAATTGGAAAAAAGGCGAATTAGTCGAAGGACCCAAGTACGAAAAATACTTTATAACTTGTACATTTATGTGGCCTTACAAATTAATGCCTGATCCACGGGGCGGCGAGCGTCTATTAGAATACGGTTGTGAAATTTTCTACAAAAAAGATCAACTGGAATATCCTGTTAAAGTAAAAAGTCCAAATGATTACAAGGCCGGAACCAGATTCCCAAAAATGGCCAAAACTCCTGTTTGGTTGGTTGAAATTGTAATTCCAAAGAAACTGATGCAAGAAATCAATCAAGGCAGTTTAGAGCTCGAAGCCGGTAATGTAGATGCAGAAGATGTTGAACAAAGTTATGAGCAAGGGCTCGATGACAAAATGTATAAAACAGATTCCGCTGCTCCTGCTTCAGCAGCACAAGGATTATAACATGCAAAATAACATTAACGAAGGACTAGAAGTCAATGACTTAAAACGATTAATTCATCCTGAATTGCACATTGATGAATACAAAAGTAAAATGGGCAAAGATGAGGATGTGATTGTATTAAGTTTCAAAGTTGCTGGCCGAGAACCAGCCGAGGATCTTGTCAATTTTATTGAAAAAGGATACAGTTGGGTTTTAGATGCAGACGTAAGTGCTGGCGAAATGGATGACGGAGATTTCTTGGTATTTGTTGAATGCGATAGGGAACCTGCTGTTGCTGATAATGCTATAGAAATGATGCAGGATATCATGAATTTAACTGGACAGAAAATGGACGAATGGAACGCACAATTTCGATCAAATCCCAACAAAGTTGAATTAACAGCCGATAACATCAAAAACAATGTTCCACTGACATCATCTAGTTATCTTCAAAAATATGGTAAAAAAGGACTGGATGAAATGCGTAATGCAGCAGGGATTCCTGTTACTACAAAAGCTCCAAAAAACGATCATACTCAATCTTTGCGTAGCTTAGCCGGCATTTTATAACCAAAATTTCATAAATACTGTTATCAATTAACAGTATATTATGTGGCTATTACATCTATTACCTGAAAGTTTTATACTTTTTTTAACCTATTGCCTAATAGGCATAGGAACAGCCGGCTTGCTAATTAGCTGGTTTATCACTTTCGTTCCCTTTTTAAACATCTATAGAAAATGGATACAGATTGCAAGTATCCTGTTACTAGTCAGCGGAATTTACTGGTATGGCGGATACAGTGTCGAAATGATGTGGCGCAACGAAGTGGCCAAGTTGGAAGAAAAAGTGCGAGAAGCTGAAGCCAAATCTGCTGTGGTCAACACAGAAATAGAAATTGTTTACAGAGATCGTGTAAAAGTTGTCAAACAAGATGTTGTTGTTATTCAAGAAAAAATTCGAGAAGTAGAAAAAGTTATTGATAAAGGATGTGTAATTGCACCCGAAGCAATATCTATTCTCAATGAAGCGGCTAAGCCTAAAAAAGGCACAGTAGAAGTTGGGCCGTTGAAAAAGGATGAGAAACAATGAAAAGTTTATTGCTTCTTATGCTTGTATCCACATTAGTTTACGCCGCCGAACCACGGAAGGTTTGTAAAATAGTAAATGTTCGCCCAATGACCAAAGAAGAATTAGCAAAAGCAGGAATTCCACAAATAAATTATGGTACTCAATACGTGCAACAACTTGTATGTGAGGTGGTAGAGAAATGAAACGTTTATTAATCTTAACACTGTTACTTGCAGGATGTTCTACTAGTGTGCCAGTTAAACGAGCCTTTCCCGGTGTCCCCGAGGAACTGATGAAAGAGTGCCCAGATTTAAAACTGGTCGCAGGAGACACTACAAAATTAAGTGATGTTCTTACTGTGGTAAGTGAAAATTATGGATTATACAAAGAGTGCCAAATAAAAGTTGATTTGTGGCGCGACTGGTACGAAAAACAAAAAAAGATTTTTGATGAGGTAAAGTAGTGCAAGAGCAAGAAGCTTGTCCAGTATGTGGCGGAAAACATAACAAATAAAGGATCAAACATGGAATTAACTAAAGAACAACTCAAACAATTATTACCAAGAAATCAATACATTGATCATTGGCACAAGGCCTTGAGCCAATTGTTACCAGATTATGAGATAAACACTCCTCAGAGAATTGCAGCTTTCATTGCACAATGTGCTCATGAATCGGGTGGATTTGTTTTTCTAACAGAAAATCTAAATTACAAGGCAGAAAGTTTAATGAAAACTTTCCCAAAATACTTCACAGACATGGCCACAGCCAAGTCCTATGAAAAGAAAGCCGAAAAAATTGCCAATAGAGTTTATGCAAATAGAATGGGCAACGGTGATGAAGCGTCAGGCGACGGTTTTAAATATCGTGGTCGCGGCCTAATTCAATTGACTGGTAAAACAAACTATACTTGGTTTGCGGCCAGTTTAGAGATCAGTCCCGAAGAAGCTGCTGAATATACTCAGACATTCGAAGGCGCAGCACAATCAGCATGTTGGTTCTGGGAAACAAATAAACTTAATAAAGAAGCAGATGCCGGCGATATTAAATTAATGACTCGTAAAATCAACGGCGGGTACATTGGCTTAGATGATCGTATCAAGCATTACAATCATGCACTGCATGTGTTAGGAGTTCACTGATGCGATACCTAGCACTTCTAATATTACCATTATTAGCGGCTTGCTCGGAAAACTACCGTTATCCTTGTCAAGATCCTGATAACTGGGAAAAGAAAGAATGTAAAAAACCATACTGTAGTGCTAACGGAACTTGTCCGGAAGATTTAACACACTACGAAAAACAAAATGTAACAATTGATAAGAAAGGCAATGAAGTTTATGTGCCTACGCCTCAGCCAAAAAAAGGAGATTGTAAATGATTAATGAACTATGGTCAGGAGAAAGATATACCACAGAAGAACTAAATGCTCGACTAAAATTCTTTATTGGTATTGTATTAGGTTGCACACTTTTTGGAATTGTATTTGTTGTACTGTACAGTCTAATCTTTGTTACTCAACCAATGAATGGTATGAGTCCAGTGGATAACAAGTTCTTTGAATTAATTATCCCAATTGCTACATTCTTAACCGGCACCTTGTCTGGGATTATGTTGGCCGGTGATGACAAGGATTTAAGAGCCAAGGCACTAGATGCAGCCAATAAACCTTATACACCTCCACCGGCTCCTCCAACTGCACCTACTGGTGGCGGATTTGGTGCATCGGTATCATTCACAAGCGCGGCGCCAATGTCAACATTTGGCGGAATAGCAGATGTAGCAGCGCCGTTTGCAGCATCTGTGGGCGCAGGATTTGGCGGTAAAGAAGCACCTTTTCAACCTGATCATCCGGAACGATAATGGGATTTATGATCAAAATGCTTTGCGGCGAAAATGAAGCCAATCCTAGTAGCAAAAGGGTAATTACTTTTTTGGCTTTTATACTAGTGGCCATTGGCTTCATTGCCGAATTGTTTTTTGAAAAACGAGTTAGTCCTCAAACTTTTGATGCAATGATGTATATTGTATTAGGCGGTTTGGGATTCACTGCATCAGAAAAATTTACTAAAAAGGATAATCCAAAATGAAATATATTTTAGCAGCCGTAATTAGCGTATTTGCACTCACTGGTGCTTATGCAGCTGAAGAAAAGAAAGTCTGTGTCAAAGAATTTGACAACAAAACTAAAAAAGAAAAAGAAGTTTGCAAAACAATCAAGGTTCACAAGAAGCTAGAAGGAACCAAGATTGAAGGCGCAAAAAAAGACGCAAAGAAATAAATTGTGTTGTGATTTGAAATAAGAGCCCTTTAGTGGGCTCTTTTCATTTCCGTTGACTGTAACCTATAAAGGATATATAATTATAGTATGACACACTACAATACCCTAGGAGTTTCAGAAAACGCCAATTCAGATGAAATCAAAAAGGCGTATAGAAAACTAGCAAATCAATATCATCCAGACAAAGGTGGAGACACCAATCAATTCCAACAAATTCAAGCAGCTTATGATGCTATCGGAGACGAGCAAAAACGAGCTCAATACGATGCCGAACGCCGTGGAGGTGGATTTAGATTTACGGTCAATGGGCAGGATATGAACAATGGCATGCCACCAGAAATGGAAGAGATGTTACGCAATTTTGGTTTTGCATTTGGTCAGGGGTTTGCCGGGTCAGGGAGCGATCCATTTGCTCATTTTAGACAACCAAGAAAAAATAAAGATCTTCAAATTGAAATAGTAATCAGTTTGGCAAGTACTCTTGATGAACAAACAAAAGTTATCAATGTTAGAACTACCAACGGTGATATCTATCCAGTTGAAGTTAAAATCCCAAGAGGAGTAAAGCCAAGTTCAACAATAAAATATCCCAATTTAGGTGATAACTTTTTTGCCTCTTTGCCCCGCGGCGATCTGTATATACGAGTACAAATAGAAACAAATACGGAATTTGGCATAGATAATTTGGATCTAATTAAACATATCGAAATAGACTGTGTGCGAGCAATGGTAGGAGATATTGCTGTTGTACACGGACTTGACGGTAAAAGATTTGAGTTAACAATACCAACAGGTACACAACCCAACACACGATTTAGAATTCCAGATCAAGGGTTATATGCAATGAATCAAAATGTTAGGGGATCAATGATAGTTAATGTTAAAATAAATGTGCCAATAAATTTAACGGTTGAGCAAAAACAAACCCTTCGAGAATTATTCTTTATCCAATAAATATTTTTATGCTACATACAAATTCAGAAATTGATTACATTGTTGCTGACGCAACACAATTGGCCAAAGATCTCAGTCACGAATATGTTACATTGGAACATGTTTTTTTATCCATGGTACGATTTGATCCGTTCCGAGATTTATTAATTCAGTTCGGAGCCGATACTGATGGACTTGATGCCGAGCTTGAAGCGTATCTATTACAAGCTACTAATTTGATAGTTGCCGAATCAGATCCCAAAAAAACACACAGCCTTGAAAGAGTATTCAATCGTGCGCTCACTCAAGTGTTGTTTAGTTCCAGAACCAAATTGGAATTGATGGATTTGTTTCTCAGCATTCACTCTGAAAATAACAGCTATGCACATTATTTTATGACCAAATATGGTTTAGATCGTGCAAAATTAGTTGAGCTGTATCAAAAAACTTATAAACCCGAATCTGGCAAATCTATCGCAAGTTCGGACCGTGCTGATAAAGTCTTGGAACACTACTGTGATAATTTGAATACAATGGCCAAGGACGGCAAGATTGATCCGGTAATTGGTCGCTCACAGGAAACTGGAGACATTATAGAAGTTTTGGCTCGTAGAAATAAAAGCAACGTGCTCATGGTTGGCGATCCGGGTGTGGGTAAAACTGCTATCGCCGAAGGATTGGCATTATCAATTGTTACAAAAACTGTTCCACAGTATCTTCAAGAATATACTGTTTATAATCTGGATATTGGTAGTCTATTGGCAGGTAGTAAATATCGTGGAGACTTTGAAGAAAAGATTCAAGAAATTATATCAGCATTAAATGTCAAAGGAAATGCTATTCTTTTCATTGACGAAGCACATCAAATGCGTGGCGCTGGTTCTGGCAGTCAGAGCAGTGTGGATTTTAGCAACATGATTAAGCCGGCATTGAGCAAGGGCAAAATCAAAGTTATTGCAAGTACAACCTGGGAAGAATACACACAAAGTTTTGAAAAAGATCGCGCACTAATGCGTCGTTTCCAACGCATCACTATAGACGAACCCAGTGCAGAAGTTACCAAAGAAATTTTGTACGGTCTTAGATTCAACTTTGAAAAATTTCACGGTGGCAGCATCTCCGATGAAGCCATTGATGCAGCAATTGAACTATCTATTAGATATCAAACTGATAAGAAATTACCAGACAAGGCAATTGATCTGATTGATGCTTGCTGTGCAAAACACAAAATTAAAAATACCAGTTGGACTGTTACTAGATCTGATATCATTGAGTCATTGAGTAGAATTACTAAAATTCCTGTTGATCAGATTGGTGTCAATCAGGCTTATAGCACAGATGGTGTTGATTCTTTAGAATCTAAAATCAAAAACAAGTTGTACGGACAAGACACAGCAGTAGAAAATGTATTGGAAAAAATCTATGTAAGTAAAGCTGGTCTCAAATCAATAAACAAACCAGTGGGGAATTTTTTATTCCTTGGACCTACTGGTACAGGAAAAACAGAATTAGCAAAACTGTTATCAGAATATCTTGGCATGAAATTGCTCAGATACGACATGAGTGAATATCAAGAACGACACACTATTGCCAAGTTAATTGGTGCGCCGCCGGGATATGTGGGATACGACGATGGTAACTTGGGCGGCGGTTTGCTAATCAGTGATATCGAAAAGAATCCTAACTGTATTATACTGATGGATGAAATTGAAAAAGCTCACCCCGATGTAAGTAATATCTTGCTGTCAATGATGGACGAAGGCACTGTTACCAGCAGCAACGGCAAAAAGGCCGATTGTAGAAATGCAATTATTATTCTGACCAGTAATCTTGGTGCTGCTGACAATGAGCGCAATACCATCGGATTTGGCAATCTACAACGATCCGGTGAAGATGACAAGGCTGTTAAAGATTTTTTCCGCCCAGAGTTTAGAAATCGTTTGGATGGGGTTGTAAAATTCAATCAACTTGACAAGTTGAGTATGCGTAAAATTGTCAATAAATTTGTTGCAGAACTAAACGATCTTCTACTAGAAAAACAGTTACGTGTAAGACTGACTGAAAAAGCAGTAGATGAACTTATTGCAAACGGATTTGATGCCAAATTGGGTGCAAGGCCACTGCAAAGAAAAATTAACAACAGTATTAAAGTTCCTTTAAGTAAAAAAATATTATTTGAAAATATCATTTCAGGTACAACAATTATTGTAGATTTTCTTAACGATAAATTTGAATTTCAAACAGCAGAAACATCAAACTTTCAACATAGAATAGACGAAAATGGATACATTGTTCTGGAAGAACCTATCATCTAATATCAAGATAGAATCTTCGATCAAACAATTTTATAATCAGTATTATTATAGACTTGATATACATGCTCCCGGATGCAAAAGTATCAAATGCGACGACATAGCTCTTGACCTTGACAAACGTCAGAGTTGGGTACGGGATTACAAACGTCAAGGATCGTGGTATAATAAACAGTTATACAAGTATCTTAAAGAAGCAGATGTTGGATTTTTAACCAGTCTTAAAGATCTGTATTACGAATATCCTGATGTAAAAATACGTACAGAAGAACCAAAGATTTCTGTGTATGCCACCGACGAGCTCATGTTGCAATCAGTTGCCAAGTCCATTGACCCAGACTATAGAGACCGATTGATTGGTGTTATTGGTCCAGAAAATGAAGATGTTAAAGCAATTCTTGACAAACATGTGGTACTGGTCAAAAAGCCCCCGAAGTACCAATATAGAATCTGGCTTAAAGAAAAGCAATTTAATTTTGAAACCAGAACACAAATACTTTCATATCTATTGAGTTTGGGGGATCTGGTTAAAATAACCGATCACACTCAAGCGAGCTTGAGCAAACCACACGATTGGATTTGGGGAGCATATTTCTATAGCAACGACAAACATGTGGCAACCTTTATTACTCTAATAAATCCGGATATTATCAGAGAAGTTTCTGAGCTGGTTTGCTTGACTAATAAATAGTATTATTATTCAAGGAAGCCCATTATGGCAAAAATACATGAAGAGGTAATTGTTATTACCATAAGCAAATTAGTAAAAGACTCTGATGCAGCAGATGCACCTGATCTTGCCAACAGCGAAATCATTGCAGCTTTAGGATCAGTAGCAGAAGAATTATTTGGCAACGGTGTTGTTGTCGAAGTAAACAAAGCTTAATCAAATTTAACCAAGAGAGAAATCAATGACCAAAAAAGTAATTGGCGACAACGCCTCTACGCAGGCAGACGCAGTAGCAGCAATCAAAGCAGCAGTGGCAATCAAACAACCTGCTGCATCTGAACCCAATGATGCAGTAGCAATGATCAAGGCTGCTGCTGCACAACAGGCACAACAACGAGAACAGCAACAACAAGGTACACCGTTTGATTTCTCCAAGTGTCATTTGCACATTGGCATGCCCTGTTATGGCGGCAATGTAAGCGAACCCACAATGACATCATTGTTGCGCTTTATATTAATGGCTCAACAAGTTGGTTTAAATTGGAGTCTAGACACCATGGTCAATGAGAGCTTGGTTACCCGAGCTCGTAACAACCTAATGGCCAAGATGATGACAAACACATCAGCTACACATTTTATGTTTATTGATGCAGACATTCGTTTCCAACCAGAAAGTATTTTACAAATGATGGCCTGTGACAAAGACGTCATTGGTGGCCTATATCCTAAAAAAGCCTTGCCAGTTAACTATGTGATTAACCTAAAGCGTGAAACCAAAGTACAAGGTGATATCTTTACTGTAGACACCATGGGTACCGGATTCTTACTATTTAAAAAGCATGTGTATGTACAATTATGCGCTGCTCATCCAGAAACCAAGTACGTGGATGATGTTGGACTAGGTAAACAGTATGAGCCCACAATGTATTCAATCTTTGATTGTGAAATTGACGAAAAAGGACACTATCTGTCGGAAGATTGGCTGTTCTGCAGACGCTGGAGTGCGTTAGGTGGCGAGATTTGGGCACACGGTAAAGTACTATTGAATCACATTGGACACTATGAGTTTGTTGGCGATCTAAGCAAGATGCCGCAATTTGCACAACCAGGTGGTACTGATCCCGGACTTGATGCCTCAACTCCAGCAGCACTGTCTGATGCGATCAAGATGGCACAGAAAGCTCCAGCATAAAAAGGAATATTATGTCAGACAGCGAAACATTACATTTCAAAATAGGATTGAGTGGCTCATCCCAAGTCAAACATCCTAAATTTAAAATATTAATCAATGACACAGAATTTGTCAACAGCGAACTCAAGGGTGGGGTAAACGAAACTGAATATTTTGAATTTGATGTTCCGATGACTGAAGGCGAAAACTCATTGATCATTGAGTTTAATAACAAATCAGTACACGACACAATCATGGATTCTAATGGTGCCATAATTGAAGATCTATTACTCAATATTGATTCTGTAGAAATTGACGAAATTGATCTTAATTCACTGTTATGGACAGCAAGCGAGTATCGACCAAATTATCCAGAAATGTATAAAATAAAAACAGCTCAATCAGGTCAAGAGTTGTCAGAATCTATTAGAAATTGTGTAAATCTTGGGTGGAACGGCAAGTGGGTTTTGCCGTTTACGAGTCCTTTCTACATTTGGTTACTAGAAAACATTTAAGCTAAATACAGCAATATAATGGAAAACCCATGTTTATTGCTGATTTATTTGAAAGTTATATAGCTGAAGACGGCCTGCAATTGGTAGTATTATATCCAGGCCGTTTTCAACCTTTTCACCTCGGGCACGGAGAAGTATTCCGCAGTCTACAAAGCAAGTTTGGACGTGACAGCGTTTATATTGCAACCAGCAATAAAGTAGAGCCACCAAAAAGTCCGTTTAATTTTAGCGACAAAACAGTATTCATGAATGCGGCTGGTATCGCCAGTGATCGCATCATTGAAGTTGTTAATCCGTATAAACTTCCTGAACCACAGTTCAATCCCGCAAATACTATTTTTATAGCAGCAGTAGGAGCTCCTGATCGAGATCGTCTGCGTCCTGACAGCGTCAAAAAAGATGGCAACCCAGGATACTTCAAAACATTTGAAAGCCTTGATAAATGCACAACGGCCGATAAACACGGTTACGTGATCATTGCCAACGAGCGTCAAAAAGTTATAATTATCAATGGGCAACAGGTAGATGTAAGTCACGGAACTCCGGCACGAGCAGCATGGAATTCCGTAAGAGATAATCCAAAATTGCGTTCTGAATATTTGCTGCAAATGTATGGTAGAGATGATGCTGAACTAGGACGTATACTAGATAAAATTCCTCAAACTGTAACTGAAGAAGCTGGGGGAGTAGGTGTTGTTGCCAACAAAAAGCAAGCACGAGATCCAAGGTACTCAATGAGTTTGACCAAGGATATACGCCCTGGAGAAGTAGGACGTCAACTTAAAAAGATGCACTTAGCCGACAGTGTACAAAAATTACAAGAACAAATTTCCACTTTAAAAGAAAAATGGAGTGCAAAATACAAGCGTTCAATAAATTGTAATAGTCCCCAAGGATTCAGTCAGCGGGCGCATTGTCAGGGCAGGAAAAAATAATGCATACCACGTTGGAAGTTGATGTACGTGCTCATTGGAGCGACGAGCCCCCAATTTATAGAATTTACGTAGACAACGAAATGTTGGTTGAAAGAACTTTTGGGTGGCCTAGTTATCAAAATTATATTACCGAACACATGTACTGTTTGCTGGACACCGGAGTACATACTCTAAGTTTAGAAAACTTAGATTCAAACAGTCGATTTGAACTAGATTATTTTATAGTAGATAAAAATCCTGTTAATAAAAATTTGTTAAAAACCAATGGATCTAAAGTAGAGTGGCGATTCATTGTAGATCATATGTTGAATACTAGAGAACCAAGATCGCATAACTTGACAATTGATCTAGCACGAGTTTCTCAACCCACACCGTTGGCTCCACCGGTTGAACGACCTAGAAAAGTGGTACAGACAAAAAAGTACGATACCTACATTCCGTTGGTACAAAGAGCACGACAGTTGAATGCTAAAAAATAAATATATTATTACCAGGAAATTTTTATGAAACCCACAGAATTTATAGTAGAAAACAGCATAATTGCACAAGAAGCAGATGACATGCATAGAGACCACGAAGTACAAATGGCCCGCAGTCAAATGTACAGTGCAGCACAAGCAGCCATTGAAATCCATCGCTTGTTACGAGATATCAGCGAAATGGAAGGACTTGAAGGTTGGGTACAAAGCAAATTGACTCTTGCTAGTCAATACCTAGAAAGTGTTAGAGATTACATGAAATACGAAGCTGTGAGTCAAGAATCAGAAATGATGCCATTTGCTGAATCAGCTGCCGAATATGCTCTAGAATCGTTAATAGCCAAAGAAGGTGAAACTGGGGAAGAAAGAGACGCTAGTGCAAGAAGAGAAAATGAACGATACGACAATGCTCGTAATTATCAAGGAAGAAATGCCCGTGGTGATGTAATTAGGTCAGGCGGCGAAGTTGTAAAAGGTAATCCTAATCCTCCTTCATTGCTTCAAAGAGCAGCAGGTAAACTTGGTCTTCCTAATACTGCTACTGATGCTCTTGGAGGTCCAATGTACAAAAGCTCAACACCAAAATCAGGTAGTGGTAGTGGTAGTGGTAGTGGTCGTGGTGGTGGTGGTGGCGGTCGAGGCGGCATGTCCGGACATTTAGCCGATCCCAGTGCTGCGAAATCTTTAATTCCAAACTTTGAAAGCAAAAACTCTGTTAGAGAAAGTGCTACTGGCGGTGGATCAAGTTCAGGCGGTATTGCCACATCCGTGGGCGGACCAGGACACAAGCCAACATCGGGTGTACCAAAAAAAGTAGGTAATTCGTACAAATCAAAACGAGTCGCGGTAGGTAAAGGCGTCTACGACAAATGAGTGATATAAAAAATCTGTTGGAAAAAATGGATGCCATGAGTGCAGCTGAACGTAAACCAACAGGTCCCAAATGGCCCGGATATTTGAAGGGCACGGATAGTGCAAAGAAAATTCGAAGCCGTATGGTGGGCGACGGCGGCACAGCCGAGAGCGTTGAAGAATCTGAAAACTTTCTTAAAGAACTAAACCAAATAATTAACGAAAATCCAGTACGACGAGATTTATTTCAAGAGTGGTCCGAATTTAAAGAAGGATTTGATGACACCGTCAAATCAGCAGCTGACAAAATTGTTGCAGCGGGTACTGCCACAAGAGATGCACTTGGTAGTGTAGTAAATATTATTCCAAGACCTTTTGATGAAGTAGAAGTAGCTAAAGGCATTGAACAAAGAAAAACGTCACAGCCTGCACCAAAAACAGATTGGCGCAACACTGGTAAAAAAGGACAAACTACAGGCAATAACGAAGGCAAGGAATCGCCAGCAGCTGACAACAAAGATCTTAAATCCAAAAAAAGTAATTCTAGTTCAGGAGTTACCACAGACAGTCCCAGTAAATATCCAACAAAAACTGATATACCAAAAAGAGAACTACCAAAAAATACGTCGGCAGTAATTGGTGAACAAGAGCTAGAAGAACAACAAGTTGTTGAGTTTGGTGCTCCGGGGTCGGGCATAGGCAACGACACTGCTACAAATCCTCAAGAAGTATTTCAAAAAGGGCAACAAGAAAAAGCTACCAAAGATCAAACCAGAGGTCAAATCTCAGGACTGGTAGCGCAAATAGTAGGTTTGCGTAATCAGCTGGCAGATCTAAATCAACAATTTCCGCAAGGCGCCAACCCAGTTGAAAAAGCCATGAGCTTGCAACAAATGCAAGGGCAAAGAAATGGCATCAAAAGTCAAATTGTTGACTTGGCTAGACAAATATCAGAACTTAGACAACAGGTAAACTAAAATGTTCATTGGCGATTTATTTAATAAGAAAACTGTTACAGAAAGTCTCCGTCCTGGAGAACGTCATCATTTTGAAACTGACCCAAAAACAGGCAAGCGTGTGTACAAAGGTATACGTGGTGATCAACATGATACCCCCAAGCGTGATACTGCGGGCAATGCACAAGAACGCAGAGACCGCGATACCGATGCCATGCGTAAACATGATCGTAAGTTAACTGAATTCTCTCAAGATGGTGGATCAGATCCAAGTGACTATTTTAGAACACTAGCAAGTGCATGGTACAATGGCGTATTTGACACCGGTAGTGTTCAAAAAGGTATCAAGAGTCAACAAGACGTTGAACGACTGCTACGTCGTGGTGTTGTATGCCCCGACGGTATCACACGCAAGTTTGACATAGACTACAGTAGTAACTTTGATGGTGTAGTGATTGTCAGCGATGACTATGATGAATATGGCGATGTAGACGATACCGATAGTCGTACAGGCAAACCATTTGGTCCATATGACTATATGGAGTTCAACGGCGACAACTTAAACGAAACCTATGGTGTAGCAGAAGCCCGTAAAGGTGATACTAACTTTGGTTCTACTGTTACGCAAGGCTCATGGGTAGTGTATGATGGCGGCAAAGTAAAACGTTTTAAGTCCCGCGATGGTGCTAAAGCATACGCTGCGAAGACGGGCGGCAAAGTAGCAAGCAGTGAATTCTATGCTGACAATGTTCAAAAGCAAGGTGTGGCGGAAGGCTTAGATGATAACGGAATTAGTTTTCAGGTACAAAAAGGTAAAAACAAATTTGCAACTACTTTAAGTGTTGGTGGCGACCCAGTAGGAGTATACCAATATGATGCAAATACAGGTCGTAGCATAGCCGAGATTTATCCAGAATTCAAAGGCAAAGGATTAGGTAAATTATTGGTTTTACATGCTATCTATACCGCGGCTAATTTAGGATTAGATTTCCAAGAAGATGAATCAAGAACCTCAGAGTATGATAATGTATTAGATAGTTTGAGTAGTAACGGTTATATTGTAGATGACGATGGATATTGGTATGTAACCGGTCAAGGTGAACAATATCTACAACAATCATTAAAACAAGATGTGGCGGAAGAAGAAACGCCAAACTATCCAGTATATCACGCAAAAGATTTACCAACACCCTCACTAGGTACCACAGTTAAGTCAAACTTGAAACAGATGGCTTACAATAACCCATATTTTGGAGTAGATGGTCCAATTCAGGACGCTCGTAGAGAAGAACGTAGAACAGCTTATATAGACGCCGACGGTGTGGGCTATGATAGATTTGGTAATCCAAGATATACCAAAGACAATCCTTCTTTGTCAAGAAATGATAAAACAATCAAGGCAGTTAAAGGAGCATTAGGTATCGATGAAGGCTTGGCGGAAGAAAGTCCGTACATGGATAACAGACCTTCTTCTGTGACTGCCAAACAAGCCGATGAATTTGGTGGTGCAGCTAAACGTGCATTTAAGCCTGAATATTACGAACCAGACACAGAACCAGCACCAAAAAGACGAGATTGGGACTACAGTGATCCAGACATTCAACCAATAGTTAAAGATTATCTTAACAAGAATGTTATGGATAAAAAACCAATGACTTACAAACAGGATGTGCCGGAAGGCTCTGTACAAGATAAACTGCACCGCCGTCATCAAGAACTACGTAAAAAACGTGGAGCACCCGATCCTGACTACTACAAAGAATTACGAGCAACATACGATCTTCCCGACCAAGAGCGTTATGCAAAAGCAGCAGAACTAAAGAAGAAATATAAAGTTACCAACGAAGATCGTGAACGATATCTAGATGAAATTCGTCGCGCCGGTTATGACATCGTAACAGAACGAGCAACATTATGCCCGGAATGCGGTGGCGTTGCTTTCGAAGATCGCATGCTAGCCGAAAAACAAGATGCTTGCTATCATAAAGTAAAAAGTCGTTACAAAGTATGGCCCAGTGCATATGCATCAGGTGCATTAGTTCGCTGCCGTAAAAAAGGTGCTGCTAACTGGGGCAACAAGAGTAAAAAATAATTTTTAAAGGAAATAAAGTGGATCCAAAATTTTTCAGAAAATACGCAGATATAATAGACGAGGCCGGTCCGGTACCAGCACCAGCGGCAACTACTCCGACCAAGCCAGGAACAACACCACCAGCTGCTAAGCCAACACCAGCAGCACCAGCAGCACCAGTAGGCGCTACTCCAGCTAAGCCAACACCAGCAGCTCCGGCAAGTATAGGTGGCTTTTCACAATCAGCTGACGCAAAAACAGGAGATGTAACTAAAAGTTTTAATGCCGGTGATGTTAGTGTATCATCAACACAAACTCCTGGTGGATATGTAAAATCTCAAGAAACTTCCTATCAGATGGGTGACACTAATGTTGCTCAATCCAAAGTTGCACCCGATTATGCTCAAGGACAACTTGCTGCGCCCACTACAACTACTGCAACAACAGGCAGTGGACAACAGGGAACAGTAGTAAAAGGCGTAGGATTTGGTGGAGCCAGTGGTAGCACGGTTGGTCAAAACACAGTTACTTCAGGTGATCAAGACCTAGCCGGTATGGCAAAAACTATGACTCAAAATCAGCCCGTACAAGAAGATGATGAAGAAGCAGAATTCCAACGCCTTAAAGAATTTTTAAGTAAACCTTACTAAATGAAATATAGAGAACTTCTAGAAGCTTGTTGGGACGGATATCAACAACGTGGTATGAAAAAGAAAGGCGGCCGACAGGTCCCTAACTGCGTCAAGATGAGCGAGCAAGAACTAGAAGAAGATCTCAAAAAATGGTTTAGAGAAAAATGGGTGCGCTTCGGCCCCGATGGCAAGATCCGCGGCGAGTGCGGAGGTAGGAATTCAAGTGAAGGTAAACCAAAATGCTTGCCAGCATCAAAAGCACATGCACTAGGCAAAAAAGGTCGTTCCAGTTCAGCAGCTAAAAAGCGTAGAGAAGACCCCAATCCTGAGCGTAGAGGTTCTGCACGAAACGTAGCAACCAAAACCCGTTCCATGCGAGAACAAGGCATTCCTGAATTGCAGCCTCCGGCAGATCAACAGCAAGAACCAAGCACATTACGTAAAGGTCTGGACGTACTAGGTAACATATTCACTGCAAATAAACTTCTACAAGATCCTCGCGCACTAGCCGACCAAGAGATTAAAAATTATATAGAACCATCACGACAAAATCAAAGTTTGATTCGTCGTGTTTTTCCAGACAAAAAACAATGAGAAACTTAATAAGATTAGTTGAAGCTGCAGAAAAAGGTTGTCCTGTTGCCACACACGACTTAGATGTTAATTTAAAAAATAGACAGCGAGCCATAGATAACTATTATTACGGTCCGGCCAATCCTGACGAACCAGGTAGTTATTGGAAAGACGCTGCTCGACGTTGGAACATCACAGAAAAAACTGCCCGGACCATGAAGTGTGGTAATTGTGCGGCATTTGATGTGTCAGACAAAATGTGGGCCTGTATGGAAGCCGGTATCAAAGGCGATGAAAAAGCAGCAGATGCCTTGGCCACTATACACCGAGCAGACCTAGGGTATTGCAATTTTTTACATTTTAAATGTGCCGGCACACGTAGTTGCACAGCTTGGGTTACAGGTGGCGCCATCGACAACAAGGATAGAACACAATGAAGCTGAATGAATTTGGTCCGTTGGACGAACGAAGAAGAAAAAAACAACGATCCAAATCTGCTCGCAGAGGCGGAGCACCGTATTACGGTTATTACTATGGTGGTAATAATACTGACTCTGGTGACAGCAGCGGAGTTGAAGAATCTCGTGGTGATGCCATAGAAGATTTTAAACCCGAAGATACAGCACTGGATGATTTAAAAAGTAGATTTTTACCAGACTGGGAAATGCTGGATCATCGCACATTACAGGCCAAGTATGTGGCGCCAGATCATAGACATGCATTAGAGTTTGTTGCATATGTAAACAGACTCAGCGAAAAGATGGATCACTTTGCCGAAGTCACCCAAGATGTTGCTGAAGTCACTGTGAAGACATCCACATTTGATGTCAAAGGACTAACTATTTTAGATTTTCAATTGGCCATGCATGTTGATAACTATGCCAAAAAGCACGACATAGAACAAGTACGCATGCAAGGCAACTTTGGTATGCATCCATAACATGTTATCTGTTCACGATTACAACATTTTAAAAGATCCAATTTGTACCAAACCCAACTATAATATATTGGACGCCGAAGATTTTAGATACTACGACAAAGACGGATTTGAACTCAATCGTGCTGAAATTGGATTCTACAAGTCGTCAGGATACAAATTAAACAACTCATTGAATCACTATTGTTTTCAACAAAATTGGATCAGTATCAATCATGCCAATTTGTATCTTGATCATTGTTTAATTTTACACAGATGCAGCTACGATCAGGAAGCATATGAACAACTACACAATTTACGTAGACGAATTCCTGCAGCAAGTTATATTATGAACACACGAGCAAAGTGGGGTTTTGATTTCGCACTAGACGCAGTAGATCCTGATTCTAACCTGTATGAGGTATTGCACATTGAATGTGATTATACCTCACATGACGAATTCTTACAAGAGCTTGACCGAACACAAAAAAGAATTTTAGAAATTGACTGGCTTGATGCTGCTCAACGTGTGCTGGCCGTTCGCGATCAATGGACTAGTCTAAAAGGTTTTGAACAGAATCATTGGAAAGCCAAATTCCTATTGGGATGGAGTAAATCTGAGTACACTGAAAAAACAATTTAATCAAGGAGAGTAAAAATGGCAACAAAAAGCGGATCAAATGGAAAAATTAATTCAGTATTCAAACGTACAAATCAAGGTGGCGGCAGGCCTAAAACCAGTTCCATGAACCAAAGTCAAAAACGCAATCATAAAGCATATCGCGGGCAAGGTAGATAAATACTCATATTAGGGTACAGTCATGGACGCATTACAACAAGCACTCAAAATCGCTTTTGCTAGCGAATACGCTTTTTATCTAAAAGCACACTACTTTCATTGGAATGTAGAAGGGCCGTTGTTTACACAATTGCACGAACTTTTTGGTAACATATACGAAGAAGTATACAGCAGCATCGATCCATTTGCCGAAAATATTCGTAAATTGGGTGCATACACACCTGGATCATTTGCACGTTTTAGTGTATTGAGTTTAGTTGATGATGAAACCGAAATCCTGTCGCCCGAAGAAATGCTGGTAGAACTGTTGCAAGACAGTGAAAAAATGAGTGAAATGCTTAAAATTGTGTTTCTTGCTTCCGAAGAACTTGGTGAGCACGGATTAAGTGACTTCCTAGCCGGAAGACAAGATGCTCATGCAAAACATAGTTGGATGTTAAGAGCAACTCTTAAATAAAGTGTACCATGTTTCTAGTTTATATTCACGGTGCCAGTGCTACTAGTGAAAGTTTCAATTACATACGTGAACATATAACAGGACACGAAGATCTAGTTGTCAATTACGACAGCCGTAATGGCTTCGAAAAGAACCTAGCTGACATGTTGCATCAGTTAAGTGACCGTCATAGTATATTTTTTATTTGTCACAGCCTGGGCGGTATATATGCTCTACACCTAGCCAACGCAATGGCTGAACGTGTGGTAGGTGCAGTCACCTTGAGCACACCTTATGGTGGTGCTGAAATTGCAGATGTGGCCAAATACTTTATGCCATACAGTAGATTGTTAAAAGACATTGGGCCAAGTTCCTGGGCCATGCGACAAGCAGATGCAATTGATATACATCATCCTTGGACCAATGTTGTTACAACGAAAGGTAATAGTCCTTGGGTACCAGCACCAAACGATGGTGTTGTTACAATATCAAGCCAAAGACATCATGACCAAGGAATGGAATTAATTGACTTAGACTACAATCACTATGAAGTTGTATTAAGTGAACGTGTCATTGAAATTATCAAAGAAAGAATTGCACAATGTTTGTAGAAATGTTAACGTATGGATTTGTATCTGCCTTTGGTTGGTGGGGAGCGAATCATTTTGTTATCGAACCCATGTTCGAAAAACCTGCCAGTCTAGAAAGAGAAACGCAACAACAACGATGTACCGCTTGGGAAGAAGTCAAAAATCCAGACGGTACAGTAACAAGAACACGCACTTGCGAAAAGGCTTCACCTTAGGACCGTGAGGGCGCGGCTGCTGCGCTACCCACGGGAGTCGTGCCCCAAGGGTTGAAGTGAGCAAAATATTCTTGCTATTCGTAAAACATTCATCTATAATATAGTTTTTAACTTAGGAGATTACCATGAGTTCCAGAATGTTCTCGTCTGAACAAAAAGCCAAACTAACACAAATTATCAACGAAGGCATGGCAGTCATGCAAGAAGTTGAAGATCTCAATGCAGGACTTAGTGATACCATTAAAGCTATTGCTGAAGAAATGGAAATCAAACCTGCCATTCTTAAAAAAGCAATTAAAATTGCACACAAAGCCAAACTTGGTGACGAAAACGCCGACAACGAAGAACTCAATACTATTCTACAAACTGTAGGCAAAACTCTTTGATTAACATTGTATCGAGTACTTTAAACTGGATCCGCGATGATTGGTCATCTAACCATGTACGTTTTGTTATTGAGCTTTTTGCTTGGGCTATATCAATTGGATGTAGCATCACCATGGCGTTTACGGTACCTAATCCTCCACTTCTTGTTTTATATCCTATCTGGATTCTTGGTTGTGCTATGTATGCTTGGGCTTCTTGGACTAGGCAATCCTTTGGAATGTTGGCTAACTACATCTTGCTCACAACTATTGATACGATTGGGTTGGTAAGGATGCTGTGGTGACAGAAATCATGCTGACCATGTTTGGTTATTGGTTCATGCTTGGATCAATCATGGCAGTTATAATGATCTCAGGACTTTACTTTGCCCGTCTATGCGAGTTTCTAGTAGACTTTTTCTCTACAAAATAATAAAATATACCTATGAGCTATGTTGACGCACTTTATGATCGTAACCAGGATCGTATCCACATTGTGGAACGTGTTGGTGGTGAACGTGTATACAAGGAGTACCCTGCCAACTATATCTTTTACTACGATGATCCTCGCGGTAAGTTCCGTACTGTCTACGGTACTCCTGTTAGCAGGTTTTCAAGTCGCTCGAATAAAGAGTTTCAAAAAGAACTACGTATTAACTCTAACAAGCGTCTTTGGGAATCAGATATTAATCCTGTATTCAGATGTTTAGAAGAGCACTACATTGGTGCTACTTCGCCTAAACTACAAACGGCATTTTTTGACATTGAGGTTGACTTTGATCCGGTAAAAGGTTTTAGTCGACCCGAAGATCCATTTAATCCAATAACTGCAATCAGTGTGTATCTTGACTGGATGGACAAGATGGTCACTCTTGTTGTCCCTCCTAAAAGTTATTCGTGGAAAACAGCTCAGGAAATCTGCGATCGGTATGATAACTGTTTCTTGTTCGAAAGAGAAGAAGATCTACTAAAAACTTTTCTTGATTTAATAGAAGATGCAGATATACTAAGTGGGTGGAACAGTGAAGGTTTTGATATTCCGTACATGATCATGCGTATAACCAGAGTACTAAACAAAGATGACACTAGACGTTTCTGCTTGTGGGGACAGTTACCCAAGCAACGTATGTTTGAACGTTTTGGTGCAGAAAACTTGACGTTTGACTTGATTGGTCGTGTACACCTTGACTATATGCAACTGTATCGCAAATACACATACGAAGAGCGTCATAGTTATAGCTTAGATGCTATTGGTGAATATGAATTAGAAGAACGCAAGACACAATACGAAGGTACATTAGACCAATTATACAACAAAGACTTTCCTAAGTTCATTGACTACAACAGGCAAGATACCATGCTTGTTGCTAAACTTGACAAGAAACTTCGTTTCTTGGATTTGGCAAATGAACTAGCACATGATAATACTGTACTGCTTCCTACAACAATGGGAGCAGTAGCCGTAACTGAACAAGCGATTATCAATGAAGCACATCAACGAGGTATGGTAGTACCTAACAGGAAAGGAAGAGATGATCAAGGTGACACACAAGCGGCAGGTGCCTATGTTGCTTTCCCCAAAAAAGGCATGCACGACTGGATCGGAGCAATCGACATCAACTCGCTCTATCCCTCGGCTATTAGAGCCCTTAACATGGCGCAAGAAAGTATTGTCGGACAACTCAGACCCATAATGACTGACAGGTATATTCAAGAAAAGATGGCTGCAGGCAGCAGTTTTGCCGATGCCTGGGAAAACATGTTTGGTAGTCTTGAGTATACTGCTGTAATGAATGGCGAAGCAGGTACTGAAATTACTATAGACTGGGAAGCCGATGGTCGCAGTGATGTAATGAGTGCAGCTGATATATGGAGATTAATCTTTGACTCAAATCGACCTTGGATGCTTAGTGCAAACGGCACGATTTTTAGCTATGAGCAAAAAGCCGTTGTACCCGGATTACTGGAACGTTGGTACGCTGAACGAAAAGAACTCCAAGCAAAGAAAAAAGAAGCAGAAACAGACGACGATAAAGCCTTCTGGGACAAACGACAACTGGTCAAGAAAATTAATCTTAACAGCCTCTACGGGGCGATCCTTAACCCTGGATGTAGATTCTTCGACAAAAGGATTGGTCAAAGCACTACTCTTACTGGACGTATCATTGCTAGACACATGGATGCATATATCAATGAGTGCATCATGGGGGAGTATGACCATGTGGGTGCAAGTATCATCTATGGAGACACTGATAGCTGTTATTTCACAGCTTGGCCGGCAATTAAAGACGATGTCGCCGCAGGCAGAATGGAATGGAACAAAGAAACCTGCATCCAGTTATACGATACCATCGCAGACCAAGTCAATGCCAGTTTCCCTGCGTTCATGGAACGAGCTTGTCACGTACCGAGGGCTAACGGGGATCTGATCAAAGGTGGACGTGAACTAGTTGCCAGCAAAGGCCTGTTTATCAAGAAGAAGCGTTATGCTGTTCTTATTATTGACTTAGAAAACAAACGACTGGATACACATGGCAAGCCTGGTAAGGTCAAGGCCATGGGTCTTGATCTAAAGCGTTCAGATACTCCCAAGGTTGTGCAGGACTTCTTAAGTGAACTATTAACTGCCGTTCTAACTGGTGCAGCACGAGAAGAAATATACGACCGTGTACGTGACTTCAAGATTGCGTTCCAGGATAGACCTGCGTGGGAAAAAGGTACTCCCAAGCGTGTGAACAACTTGACCAAGTATGGCAAGGAAGAAGAACGACTGGGTCGTGCAAACATGCCGGGCCATGTACGTGCAGCATTGAATTGGAACAATCTACGTCGTATGCACGGTGATCAGTACAGTATGGCCATTGTTGACGGTATGAAAACTATTGTGTGTAAACTAAAAGACAATGCACTTGGTTATACGTCAGTTGGTTATCCCACAGATGAAAGCCATATTCCACAATGGTTCAAAGACTTACCATTTGACGACAGTTTGATGGAAGCTACTATTGTGGATCAAAAAGTAGAAAATCTTTTGGGTGTACTAGATTGGGATATTCCCAGTCACACTGATATCAAGACAACATTCGATAGCTTGTTTACGTTTAAATAAATAGACTGACATGTGCGGTGCATTTCAATGAAACTAAACGAACTAGTAAGATTACGCAATCAATTAGCCAATGCTATAGAAGTCACTGCATTAAATGCCGAACTTGAAAAAAATTATTCAAGATTGCTTAATTTGTCCAACGACATTGACGAAGATTTGTCGTTTCAAATAAAAGAAATTGCACACAATCACAAAGAGATCAACGAATTATTTCAACGAGACACTGATCATTTATACAGCTTGATAACCAAAATTCAAGACAAAATTAATCAATTATCATTGAAATTTTTTGCTGAGAATTATCAATTTGAATTACAGTATATAGATCCAGCATCTATTAGAAATACTAGATCAATAAAAGCAGACGAATCGTTTAATAATATATTAGCACAACGAATTAATTTATATAGTAACTGGCAGTATCCTGGATTAGAAATTGGATGTAGAGACGGTGAATGGACCAAGTTGTTGGTCGCTAGTGATCCTCTATATATCGCTGATGTATTTCCTGAGTTTTTATCAAGTGCAGTACAACAATTTCCGCCGCTGTATCAAGGACGGGTAAGAAAATACTTGATACATGATTTTTACAAAATTTCAAATTTACCAAAAAATCAATTTGGTTTAATTTTTAGTTATAATTTTTTTAATTATCTCAGTGTTGATAGCATTAAACAGTTTTTAATTCAAGCAATGGAATGGTTGCGTCCAGGCGGCACATTCATTTTTACTTATAATAATGCCGACTTACCGGCAGCAGCAGCCTACGCTGAAAATTATTTCATGACTTATGTGCCAGAAAGTATTTTGGTTCCACTGGCAGAAAGCATAGGGTTCGAAACAGTATTCGTATACAATTGCGAACCAGCATACTCAATAATTGAATTAAGAAAACCAGGAGAACTACGATCAATCAAAGTTGGACAAACGGCTGGTAAAATAAAACAAATTATCAATTGACATCTGTTGTAAAAAATATTAAAATTTTAACATTATCGGAGGAACGTACATGAAAGATTATTTGCAAGATATAGTACAACACACACATAGCCTAGGCATCATTGATTTAGTAAAAATTGTTGGCAACGACAGCCAAACAATCATCGAGGCAGTTAGCGAAGAGCGAACGGTAATCGTGCAGGCACAATTCCACAACCCAGTTCCAGAATTTATTGGAACATTTGGTATGCCTAGTTTAGGTAAATTGAATACTATTTTAAATATCCCTGAATACAAAGACGATGCCAAATTAACCATTACCAAGAAAGATGAAATTTCTCCTAATGGAATTCATTTTGAAAACTCAGTCGGAGACTTTAAAAACGATTATCGTTTTATGAGTGCAGAGATTGTCAATGACAAACTTAAAACTGTAAAGTTCAAAGGTGTAAAATGGGGTGTGGAAATTGAACCAAGCGTGGCCAGTATTCAGCGACTAAAGTTTCAAGCACAAGCAAACAGCGAAGAAACTACTTTTGTTGCCAAGGTTGAAAATGGCAATTTAGTATTTTACTTCGGCGATCATAGTAGTCATGCAGGCAATTTTGTATTTGCTCATGATGTTGCCGGATCATTGACTAAAGCATGGGCCTGGCCAATTAGTGCAGTTATAAGTATTCTGAGTCTAAGTGGCGATAAAATGATTAGATTCAGTGACGAAGGTGCTGCACAAATCACTGTTGATTCTGGATTAGCTATTTACAATTACATTCTTCCTGCTCAACAGAAGTGATCAAAGAGACAGGATATATCCCCGGCGAAGGAATGATTTCACCAGCTAGGGATATATTTTATCTAAATATTCCCAAAAATGCTAGTACATATCTAAGTAATATCTTACTTGCTAATAATTGGGAACATTGGAATATTATTACTGACATTACCACAGTGCAACACTCAATCGCATTTATCAGAGATCCTTTAGATCGATGGATTAGTGGATTCAGCACTTATATAGCATTACACATATTAGGTAATGGGTATGGGAGTGATCATTTTGTTAAAGATTACAATGAATCAACTGAACGATTAATTTTTAATCAGATAATATTTGATGATCATACAGATTTACAATGCAATTTTATTAATCAAATAGCATTAAGTAGTCCAATATATTTCCGTTACAATAAACATCTAGTAGAACAAATTAATTTACTAACAGGATGCAATCTAAATACCAATGTAATAGTTGATTCAAATCAAACAGATTCAAATTATGATACACAGAATATTTCAAAATTTATAAAAAATATACTAAATGAGAAACCGGATCTAAAAGCTAAAGTTATTAGAGCCTACAAAGATGACTACGACTTTATAAAAAATACAGAATTTTACCATGAGCCAAGATAACTTAACATCAAAACAATCAGATTATGCAGTGTTTTTACCTGCTATATCAGGCTTCTATGCAACTTTTATAGGAAAACAACGTGTTAACAATGATTATGTTGATCCTACTCGTATGCCTAAGGTATTACAGGATATGGAGCAATTCAATTGGCTCAACAGTCAACAAGCACTGTTTCCATACAAGTGGAGCCTATACTCAGGCGGACACGCAAACCTAGACCTCAACAAAGAAGATGCTAGTGAGGACATGGTGCGTAAGCGTGAGCCAGGTACATTTATGCTAGGAGATTCAGGTGGATTTCAGATTGCTAAAGGACTATGGGAAGGCGATTGGAAGGCCAACTCAGGTTGTGCCAAAGCTGAAAAGAAACGTAGTTCTGTACTAAAATGGTTAGATGGCATTGCTGACTACGGAATGATTCTTGATATTCCCACTTGGGTAATACATGACAAGAAAGCCAGTGATGCTTGCCAGATCAAAACACTGGATGAAGCAGTTGAGGCTACCAAGTTCAACAACGAATACTTCATGCGGCATCGTCGAGGTAAGAACAATGGTGGTGCTCGGTTCTTGAATGTGTTGCAAGGTGATAATCATACCAGTGCCGAAGAATGGTATCAGACCATGAAAGAATATTGTGATCCTGTGAAATATCCTGACACGCACTTTGATGGTTGGTCAATGGGCGGACAGAATATGTGCGACATACATCTTGTGCTTAAACGATTGGTGGCATTGCGATATGATAATCTATTGCAAGAGGGCAAACATGATTGGATGCACTTCTTGGGCACAAGTAAACTAGAGTGGGCTTTGTTGTTAACAGATATTCAACGAGCAGTTAGAAAATATGTTAATCCCTCTTTTACTATTAGTTTTGATTGTGCCAGTCCTTTCTTGGCAACTGCTAATGGACAATTGTATTATCAAATTGATATCGAACACGACAAAAAATGGTCGTACAAAATGAAGCCCGGTGCAGATGATAAAAAATATGCAACTGATACAAGATTATTTAGAGATGCCTTGCTACAAGATGTAGATCTTGAATTTGATCATTTTGAAGACAGTCCAATTAGCCAGCACCTGATGATCAAAGATATTTGCATTTACAAACCCGGTGATCTAAATAAAAATGGTAAAGAAGGCAAGACATCCTGGGATAGTTTTAGTTATGCACTAATGATGGGACACAATGTATGGATGCATATTGAAGCAGTACAAAGAGCAAATAGAAAATATGATCAGGGAGAACTTCCTGCCATGCTCTGGCATCGTAAAGGCGACCATAGTAAGTTTAGAGACATTGTTGAAGCCATATTCTCGGCTCCTGATAGATCTAGTGCCGAAGCAATTATCGAACATTACGATAGCTATTGGATGGACATCGTGGGCACTCGAGGTTTCAAGGGTAAAAAGACCAAGAACTCTAATACAATGTTTAATGCACTTTTTGAAACCGTGGAAACTGTCGAAGACGAAACAGACAGCATGTCCGAAGACGAAGCAGAAAATATTATGCAATCTTATTTGGAGGATTAATATGAGCTATAAAGCTAAAATTAAACATTTAGAAGAAATGCATCGAGTTCTAAATAAACAAATTGATGACATGGAACGTAATCATCCGCATGTGGAAGTTGAAAAACTCGCCAATCTTAAAAAACAAAAATTACAAATCAAAGATGAAATTGGTAGGCTTACTCGATTACAGTGGGAAGAAGAAAACGAACGAATAGGATATGGTGATGAATAGAACTGGGCACAATACCGCGCAATTGTTTGTAGGTACAGAAATAGAATATAGTCCTGCTCTTGGACAAAAAACACTGTTTGTGGTTGGAACACAGCCACAAGAATTAATTGAAGCTGCAATGATTGCACACAAATGTAGTCATATATATTTTGGTGCCAATCAAAGTTTTCCCAAGCTTGACACCAATTCTCCGGTATGGACAGAATGGGAAAACATGATACATCCGTTTCTAGCTCGCGGTTATTGGTGTACCTTGGACATTGACATAAATCAAGTTGAAGGATTGTTAGAATCTGGACTAACTGAATATCACAAATTTATTCCCATGATATCGGTTAAATTGCCCTATTTACAACAACTGGGATATAATGCTACAATTAAACTAGATGACAAAGATTTTGCAGCCACAAATCCTGGTGTATGGTGTCATAGTTTACATAGTTTAACACAACGACAAGGTATATTTACGGATTGGTCACAATATACCAAAGATGAGATTATTAAATGATCCAACAACAAAGAGAAACAGTAGAAAGAATCAAGGAACATGCACATCGCATGATATGGGTTACCTTTCAACGGGAAGGTATTCATTGTTATCCAGCAGCAGCAACAGATCCATTATTGGCAACCGGAGACAAATATGATGTATCGTTCCTTGGCTATCCCCATCGCCACATTTTTCATTTCAGGGTGTGTATTGATGTCTACCACAACGACAGAGACATCGAATTCATCCAATTCAAACGCTGGCTTGAAGGATTGTATAGTGGCGACCAAAATAGTTTGCAGCTCGACTATAAGAGTTGCGAAATGATTGCAGATGACTTATATCTCCAAATCGCCAATCGATATCCTGATCGTAATGTTATAATTGAAGTAAGCGAGGACGGCGAGAATGGCTGCTCTATCACCTACAATACACATCAACCATCTCTATCAATAAAAATTTAAGGAGAGTATTATGGCCGCTAAGTGGCTCAAGAAGTATCTTGTAATGAAACCCGAAGTCAGTCAAATTTTTGACGAACTTGAAAAATACAAAGAGTTTTGTGTCAAGTACGGTTATCCGTATGATGAACGACATCTATACAACAATAATACCCCATGGGGAGAGTTTGATCGTGCTAGACGTGGGAAATGGCCCAAAATGAATTGGTATGCAAAGAAAGAGCGTACATGACGTTAGTTCTTAACTTTATTAAAAATCATATCTCAGCATTTGAAATGCTGGGTGTGATTATGCGTATTATTAGTTTTAGTTTAGTATCGTGGTTAGGACCAGCAAGCCCATTTATGTTTGTTTGGATCTTTAATACTGTTGATGCTGTACTATTAACGTATTGTGCTATGTTAAAGAAAGATCAAGCATACACTTTACTTAACGGTTTTTGGATTATTGTTGGTATCATTGGCATTACTAGAGCAGGAGGTTGGATATAATGCGTAAATTATGGTACATGGGCCTAGAGCCTTATAAAGCAAGATACACTCTGCAATTACAAGAGTGGAATCGTGCTGTGTTTGAACAGCGTGATATTGACTATCATATTGTGCCAGGACTTAATCTTGATAACAGCCAAAAGATCAGCGTAGGACAAGTGCTAGACGCACATGGTCGTACATACTTTGGCATGAGTCAAATGATGAATCTAGTTCGCATGATGCAACAAGGAGAAGTTACAAGTGAAGATGTGGTATTCTTTGAAGACATGTTTCAACCTGGTATCGAGAGCTTACCTTATATCATGCAGCAGTGCGATCCTGGTATGCGTCCTAGGATTGCCGTTCGTTGTCTTGCACAAACTATTGACCCTGACGACTTTGTTCATGTCTGGGGCATGCAAGAATGGATGGGTCACTATGAAAAGATGATAGACTCGTTTGCTGACATCATTCTTGCTACCAATGAAGAAATGGTCATGCACATGAAGGTAGCCGGTTGGCGAGGCGATATCTATAACATCTCAGGACTGGCATTTGGTAAAGCAGAAGTACGCAGTAGAGTACCGGGTGAACTAAAGCCATTTAACGAACGTACCTATCGTGTGGGCTTTGCAGCACGTTGGGACCAAGAGAAGCAACCAGATTTTTACATGGACTTGATTGAAGAATATCATCGTGTACAAAGCATGGCTTATAGTGATTGGCCCCGGGTAGAGTTCTGTATCTTCAGTGGTGCAAAACTACGCAGTAATAACGATAGTTATATGAAACGTACTCGTGACTTACAGGAACGTGGACTATTAACAGTGTATGAGGATTTAGAAAAGAATGATTACTATGCTTTGCTTAACGATACTCGTGTGTTGTTTAATTGCGCCTTACAAGATTGGGTTTCCAACACAGTCAGCGAAGCAGATACTCTTGGGTGTAATGTTTTATACCCTGCTTATAGGTCTTTTCCTGAAACTTTTGCTAATGACAGTGACAGGCTTTACATTCCCTGGTCATTGACAGATGCACTCAGCAAGCTCAGTAAACTACTCGAGGTACCACATCACAATATGGGTAAGATTAGTGCATGGAATGATGGTACTATTGGTCGTACAATTGACATCTTGGAAGGTAAAGGCAAACAGTGGTTGCGTATGAGTACCGACTATCGTAAGCATACACACGAAAGCAAATACAAGTGAAAATAGTCGTCACAGGAGGATGCGGCTATATTGGTAGCCATATTGCTAGGGCACTTAAACAACATGATTCAAATAATCATGTTTATATAATTGATCGTGAGCGCAGAGATCACACACTAAAAAACGTTGATGGATTCCTACACTCTGACTATGCTGCTCGTGCCAGTTTAATGTGGATAACTGAGTTAGAAC